TATAAGTATCTTTTAACTTATTACTTAAAAAATCTCGCTCGGACTGAGCGGCTTTTTGTTCTTGAATTCCTGGAACACCCTTGGCATCCGCACGTTGTCTTTTAGGTGTAGCATCATCCGCAACTTCACCAAGTTTATAAAAATTATCACCCTTCATAAAACCAATTGGTTCACCATCGTTGCTATAGACTACATTGACAAATCCAAATGGAAGATTCTTGTCAAATCCTGGATTAAATACATTGCTTACATACGTACCCTTTGGGCGTTTAGCCATTATATCTTAACCCCCAATTCAGAAAGTAGAGTTCTATAACCGTCCATTGCTCTCATTCTTTTAGCCTCGTCGGTTCCAGCAATCTCATCAATGAGCATTTTCTGTGACTCGGCAGCTCCCATGCCCTCTACGGCAAGACCAGTTTTTGGATTATATGTGGTTGGATTAGCAGCTTGCTCTTCACGTAGAATTGCAGCATATCTTGCTTTCTCTTCCGGACTTGCGGTTATACCAGTCAAATCCTTGAAGATGGTATCTACTAGCATCTCTGCTTTATCTTGGCTATAGATAGTTGTATAAGTCTTTGTTGTTCCACCAGGCGTAGCGCCCTGACCCTTAAGGTTTAGGAACTCTTGGATTCCAAAAGGTTGTTCTGTAAAGAACTCAGGATCGATTCTCCCCTGCTCTTCAGCAAAAGCACTAAAGTCATCATAGGCTGTTACAAATGCATCTCTGACCTTTAGATCGAATTTATCTGTAATAGGTACATTGTATCCAGCAGCCTTAAGCTGAGCAGATATAGCCCTCTTTAGTTCAGGTGTAAAAAGTCTATATGATGCCTTGATCTCATCGGCAGATTGAGCTGTGTATTCTATCTTATTGGTAGCGAATGGTCTGTCAGCATTTAATGTTACAGATGTAGCAGTAGTGATTAGACCGTTATTGCTAGCCTGTGTAACAAAACTTTCATAGCCGTTAGGACTAGTTGCTTGCTCTGGAGTATACTCGCCCATATCAATCCCTTAAGAAGTTAGCAAACAATATATCGTATGCTGAACTTGCGTTAGCGTTTTCTGTAGCAATCTCACGTAGTTCTATGCGAGCTGCTTCCTTTAGGTTCTTTCTTGCATCTATATCATCCTGGCTACGAGAGTTGTATCTAACAGAAGTATTGTATAGATACTCTTCATATACAGAAATCATCTTTCTCAAAGAGTTTGCTTCTGGAGTGTTGATGTTTGTTTCATTAAGCATCTTCTTTAAGTTTTCGTATGATTGTTTGCGCTTAACAACTTTCTCTGCCGACTCGGCTAGTTCTAGTTGTAGCACGGGACGAAAAGCCTTGAACTCTTTAGACCAAATATCCCACTTGTCTTTTAATTCTCTCTTTTTTCTTTCACTGCTTGTCTCGGAAAGCATTCTTTCATATACGTCACGTTGTTCGTAGTAGTACTGACGAGAACGTGAAGCGGATACTTCTTGAAGGAAATCGCCAACAAGTTTATTCTGGCGGAATCCTTCAGCCTTGAGAGCTTTATAAGCATCAAAGGTAAACTCACCAGTCTGTGGTATGAGGAATCCTGCACCCTCTGGGTATTGTTTGATTAAATCATTATTGTTCTCTACCCAGTTTGCAGCTTCTTGACTTGTCTTGAACCGTGCCATAATTCGTGGGTCTGATTCGCTGACAGTAAATGGAACTTGATTAGGGAAGAACTTAACCCAATCTTCCATAGCACGGCCTACTGGATCTGGGCCGTCAGCATACTTGTTAATTAGTTCTAGGTATACTTGCTTAAAGTTTGTTCGTCCATTATCTCGTACCCAGTCAGCCATATCACTCTTTAACTGAACACCAGGGTTTGCTGGGACAACAAAACCTAAAGCAAATCGTACACCAAGAATACTATGGATGGTAGTCTTGAGCCTATCTTGGTACTGTTGAATTTCTCCTGGAGTTGCGTCAGGTTTAGGAGCATAACCGCCTGCTTCTAAGTATGTAACAGCCTTTCTAAAAGCTGAAGCATACTGAGAGTCTCTCTCATCAGTATCAAAAAGACGCAAAGCTTTATTAATATGTGCTGGCAAAAATGCGTTGACTATATCAGTCTCTTCCGAGTATTTACCTAGTGTATATTTCTCGGTAGAAGTAATCTCTTTGCCGATTCTTGATGCAACTGGTATATCAAAGTCTTGCACCGCACCAGCAATTCCATAAATAGTCTTTAGAGACACACCAGCAATAGGTCCGCTAAACGTAGGAATCCATGAGTTTGGATCTGCAGATGGTGTTAGCATCTTAATGGATGCCCCAAACTGTAATGGCATTGGAGCAACAAACTTATCTCCAAGACCAACAGCTGTCAGTACTTTATTAACGGCTTTATACACCGGCGCTATACCTGGGTAGATAAAGTATGGTTCTCCCTGGTCGTCTCGCTGCACAAATCCAGCATGAGTTACACCTTCATATGTAAGAGCCAACTTCTGTACACCTTGTGGATTATATCGAAGCGTTCTACTTAAGCGTCGGTATGCATCTTCAGTTGCTCGATAGAATCTAGCAAAGTTGCGTGAGTTCCACGCTAAATACGAACGAACTTCTGGATTATCAACAAACGATAGTACACGTTCAACAGCAAGATTTTCTGAAAGCTCTACAACTCTTCTTGTAGCAGCTGCTTCAGCGTAATCTGCTGGCATACCACTCTTCTTAAAAGATTCTACAAGTTGATTCCTAAAAGGTTCTAAGTCTCTACGTACATGGAATGCAGCGTCTACGACCAGACCGTCGCGTGAAAAACGTGCATTTGCTGCAGCTGCTTTATCCCAACCCCAAGTAACAATATCTGAAATAAAGTTTTCAGATTGAGATGCAGGGACAAACCTTGGTATAGTAAGTGCAACCGGCAAGTCGTCAATTGATGTTGGCAAATCTGATAGGCTGGAAATTCCTTGTGGGTTTACTTCAAATCTTTTTGTTTTTGCATTTGGAGTAACGACCTTGCTTAACAAATCATAATTAAGGCTTCTATCTCTTTTACCAAAGAGCCCCATCAAATCATCATAGATTTGCTCTGCATGAAGCCTAGGAGTATAGTTTACATCTTCATAATAACGCTGCATATCTTTACGCATTTGGTCGAATCTTGGTTCGCTAATGATTCTTTCCATTTTTCTTACAAAAAGATTTCTAGCATTATTGGCCTTACCGAATTGGTGTAGGGCTAGTATGCCCTCTGATCCAAGTTGGTCACTTGCCTTAGCCGATATTTGGAATGCCCATCCTACGGCAGTCTCATTATCAATAGCTTCCGGCCTGTAATTACTCTTGTGCATCTTTCGATAACTCTTGCCGTCAATTGTATAATCAACGACACGTCCACGCTTGCGGCCTTCTCTTCCAACAATACTAACAGAGTTTGCACCAACGGCGAAGTTGTATGCACCTTCAGCTACTTCATTGAGAAGGTTTTCTGGGTTGCCGTACATTGCAAATTCATACACAAATTGGTCATATTTATCCTTGAAGACACCTTTTGCGGCATCATCAAACTTATTATCTAAAAGACCCTTGGCAAATATTTGACGTTTTGCCATTTCTTTTTCTGTGTAAGTCTTGGCTTCTAAACCATTTGGCATAAGCCACTTACCTTCGTTAACAAGTTTGAATTCGGCAGCAATCTCTTCAGATTTTTTTCCTTTAATTAACTTGTTAACCATGCCAAGTTCTAGTTCTTGGGATGCGGTTCTAATTTTAGTAGCTTCTCGTCGACCACGTATGAATGAACGCAGCGATACACCGTTAGCAAAGCCTACCGCAAAGTCTTCGATTGCGTTACGTACTGGAAATCTGGGGCTAAGGATGGTAAGTGTTGTCCATCCATCAATAATCTTGTCAGCTTCTTGTCTGTACTGCAAGCCCCAGGTTTTTCCTAGCCATCCTTCGCGTGCTACAGCTTTATCTACTTCATCTAAAGATGGCATAAGCATACCATCCGATAACTGATATGGATAAAGAGCTGAATCTACACCAGATGCGTTAGCAGATGGGTATTTCATAATACCGGTTACTGGATCAACGATTGGATTTGAGTAGTGTGCATCTCGTCCCAGGTTGCCCATGCTCTCAATAAGTTTTTTACCACCTGGGGTGGCTTCCGCTCCACGTACTTTAAGCACGGTGGTAGCTAATCCTTGTGCTATGAGACGTCGTTGCCCTAGGTTGGACACACGATACATATCTTCAATGACACGTGAACCAAATCGGCCATAAATTGGGCGTGCCAATTGACCAATAGCTCGAATAGATTTGTCACTAGCAAGATTTTGAAGATCCTTTTGAATAGGAATGCGTGCAAACTTTGCAGATAACTTATCAAGTCTTCTATTAATTGCGCCTAAAGACCACCGGCTTCTAAAAATAGACTGAGCCGTAGCATCTTTAATTCTCTCGCCAGTCTTGAGTCCTGCTTCTACAGCAGTTTCTCCGGCTTTGCCAACCAAAGTCTGCAATGCTTGTTCCGCCGGTGTAATACCTTGAAGAGTTGCTTCATCAAATGCGATGTTACGTACAAAATCTGCGCTATCTTTGTTTAAGTCAAACACTCTTGAGGTGGCGGTGTAAAGTTCAAGTCTTTTTTTCCGTGTAGCACTGAGTCTGGGCATGTATTTTACCCAGTAACCTGGTTGACCATACATTAAGTTGTCTATATTTTGAACATCAGACAAGAAATTCTTAGCTGTGGTAAGCGAAATTACACCATTGTAATTATTCTTTGCATAATCAATAAGAGATTCGCCAACGTTGTTGTCCACAAATGCTGGATTAAGGCGACGAAGTCGTCCGGTGATTTCGCCAATCTTCATGGTTTCGCCAGATTCTCTTGCCTTTACTAGCTGGCTGGTAAGATCGGTATACTCTTCCCAGAATCGAGTAATGTTTCTACCACGAACTGTGCTTGTGTCAAAAGCTCTGTTAACATTTTCTATACTACCGGCAGTTTTAGATAGCGCATATTGTGCGCCACGATACATCTTTGCTGCTTTACCAAGAAGGAGGGTTGGATCTAATACCATACGCCAAGCTGCATCAGTGCTTCCTGATAACCAGGTGTACAGTGCGCCCTTACCTTCCAAGTCTTCTGGCAGGAGAGCGTTAGCAAGTTGACGACCAGGAGAATACTTTGCAGCGTTTACTTTAGCTACTGCCTCAGTTAGTAAACTACCTTGGTCTTGTGAACCTTCAGCTGCAATTCTCTTTTGATTTTCATTTGGTGCTTCTGCGATAATCTGGTCAAGAGGTATACCAGCTGCAATTTTTTTGGCAACAGCTACAGTATCATATCCGTATTGCTTGGTTGCTTGTTCAATTCTATCTGGGTTAAATACGTTTTCGCCTTTAGCGCCAGACTGCTTCCACGCATCTGCAAGATTTTTGTTTTCCACCGCAGCGATAGTGCCAGTGCGGTATAAACGTGTAGTCTGGTCACTAAGCCACATTGCAGTGTTAAAGACTGCTTTAATTGGTTCAACAATTGGTCTGCTTAATATGTAAGCAGCATTCTCAATAAATGAACGACTTTCTTTTACTGGATCTTTTTTTCCTTCTCCGATAAAAGATGCTAAAGATTTTTGTTTGTCTGAAGATAGTTGGCTATACTCTTGAGCAGCAACATTTACAGGCAGCCCACTAAGACGCGAATGTGTTGAGTACATTTCGCTCAAGGAATCTATCTGCTGCATTTGCGCTGGGTTGAGATTAGCGCGTCTGGCAGCTTGATAAAGATTACCTTTATCTAAGTTTTGTGCCATTAAAATCCTCTAATAACCGCTTGGTCGTATAGTAATGCTATCTCACCATTTGTATCATATGGCAACATCTGTGCTAAAATATTAGATAAGGACTCTTGTCCTTGCGTCATACCAAAATTTGATGGTTTGGTTGTAATTGGTTCATCTGGTCTTTCACTTGGAGCAAACAAACCAGTTACCTGCGGAGCGCTTTTTGGGCGTCCACCCACATTATCAGCAATACCTCTAGTCTTTGCTTTCTCTGCACCAGTGCTAATTGCTTGTGTTTCTTGTCCTTCACCATAGTATGCAGAAGGCAACGTGTCGGTTCGCTTACTAAAGCGTCCTGGGCCAGATACACCACCGGCTGGGTTCATTGGTTCTGCTGTCATAGTTCCTCTTGTTAATACGTACCGGCTGATTTTTAGTCAGCCGATACGCCACGTTGTTTAATTAAGCCTTCTTGCCTTTACGTCCCGCTGGGGCCATACCAAAGAATGTCTTACCGCCCTTTGGTTTTGACGTATCCATAGGTCCTTTTGTTGGTTGCTGTACTGAAGCAGCAGCGCGTCCACCTTTTTTCATTTTTGCACCTCCTAGGCTCCGCCAATGGCGGCTAGTAATTGACTTATTCCAGGTCTTGGTTGTCCCTGTTGTGGTTGCATTGTTCCTTCTGCTGTCATTGGTTGCTCAGCCGGAACTCCAGGTTGCATCATATTTTGCATCATTTGCTGTGGCTCAGGAGCTGGTTGCTCAACTGGGGCAAATGCTTTTTCTACAACGCTTTCTAACTGTAGACCTTTTTGTCGTCCTGTTATGACAGATGCAATGCGTTGAATAATTTGGCTTGGGTCTTGTCCAGCCGATGCCATCTGTGGTATTGCTTGTGCGTACTGAGCAATAGCAACACGCAATGAATCGCGCATTTCTTCAATGTCAATACGTTGCTCTTCTTGTGTAACATTAATGTCAATTGGTAATTCACGACGTGCATAGTCGCGGGATACAAGTTTATCGCTACGCATTTGCAGTAACGCAATAACCGCACGGTTAGGATCCATGCCAGACATAATGCCGTAGCGTACATCAACAGCATAATCGCCTTTGATGTCGCGGCTAGGAATGTACTTTAATACGTATGGTGTTCCATCGTCTACACCACGAATAGTTTTTTGTTGTGAGCCATAAACTTTCTCATCAACTTCAAAGCAGATGCCCACAAGTTCTGTAAGCATTCTAGCAAACTGTGCCTGTGCGGATTTAATCTGCGTATCAAAGCCAGCTTGTAGCGCTTGTACACCGCGTCCTGTAACAACGCTTGCGTCAATGTTACCAGAACGAACTTCTGGATAACGTGAACCCACACGTAATTCACGTTCTAGAACACCAGACTCGGTGAATACACCGTTAGGTAATTCTAATGGAACACGGCGGATAGCCTGCGGGTTTGACGAACGCATAATGGAATCAGGCCCGAGTGCCAACTCCTGAACGTCCTGTGGAATTGCGATTGGAGCTTGGATGCTTTTCTCGGCAGCCTGAATTTGTAGAACAGCAAAGCGTGCGCGTGCTAACTGCACTGCAAGTACGTCATCAAATTGACCACGTGCTTCGCCATCCAAAGAGAAACGTGTGGCAACGCGTGCCATACACTTGCCCAAGATGTTTGGGGTCTTAGATAAAACAAGATTCTGTCGCTGTGGAATCATCATAACATCTTGGTCAGCGTCATGATAACGTACAACTTCTAGATATGGAGAGCCAGTTTGGAATGAGTTGCGTGGCATAATTTGATCCGCAAACTCTGGATACTGCATTGCAAGAGTTTGTGCATCCATCTGTAGTACTTGAGTAATGGAGATGCATTGACCAAATCGGTCTATCTCTGGATAAGTACCAAATGGGTTAAGCAAGCGGATACGTGGCTGGTTGTTCTGGTAATCCATTTCAACAATGCCAGGTAGCAATCCGTAGGTATTGAACCAGTCCGCACCCGAATACATCTGTAGTTGTAATTCAGATGATGAAACATAATAGTTTGCAATACGGGTGCGGGTGTCTGCTGCCTTGCGCTGTGAATCAGAGACCATATTAGACGCAGCGCAGTTAAACGACGGCAGTGGAGCCATTGCTTCAGCTAAATCGCGTGCGGCAACATCAATAAAGTTTGCGACTAGAGGTTTTGGGTATTCCTCTGAGAACATGGCAGGATAAACTTTACTGATGTCACCCTGGCGTACAGAGAGCACGTCTCGCATACGCTGGTCGCGTGCAGCATAGCGAGTTGTTAGACGCGCAACTTTGGCTGCAATTTCCTTGGCTGTTAACAATGAAGTTCCTTACTAATTACTTATACATTGAGTTTTGACGAACGCTTTTTGAACGAACAGTTTGACCAACTTCTTTTGCTGACTTGCCGCGAAGTCCAGTACCAGGAGAACGCATCTGGTCTAACTTTGCATATTTTGCTCGAGTTGCAGTTCGTTGACGTTCACCTTTAGACTGTGTTGTAATAGATTTAATTCTTTTTTCAGCATACGTTTTTTGTTCAGCAGGTTTAATTTTTTTCTTTTTAATTTCTTCATTAACACGCTTACGTGCTGCTGTTACATATCCAAGGTTTCCACCAGGAAGAGCGCGACCCATTACTGCGCTTGTGTTTGCTTTTCCATTTTTTGAACTTTTTTTAGGTGTTGGCATAGTGGTTACCTATCGACTTGTACGAGTAGAATTTCGACGTGCTTTAGCGGCAGTAGTAGCATCGTCTACCATTTCTGCTTGCCGTCTGTTAAGTCTATCGTAATTACCGTGAGGACTTCGCTTTCTAACTTTTACAGTTCCAGTAGGAGCATCTGTACGAGTTGCAGCTGGTCCTTGTTTGGCTTTGCTGCCAAATTTACCTTTAGCCATTTTATCACGTGTCTTAGGACCAATGGTTATCTTTTCCGTATATGGACTTCCTGCTTTTCCAGCATTCTTAATTTCTTTTGATGCTGCTTTCTTTGCGGCTTTTACAGGAGCATTTGCTGCTCTTTTGCTCTGTTTGGCTGCTTGCTTTGCGTAAGACTTGTCCATTGACTTACTTGCTTTCTTAGCAACACCTTTAATGATGGCGTCTACAACGCCTTTTTTTGCTTGTGCCATGTTATATCTTCTTTCCTTTTCCTAGGCGTTTTGCCATTGCTATTCGTCTTGCTGGATCTTTCTCTGCTAGCATCTTGCGAGCGCCGGATGCTACCTCTTTTACCCTTTCGGGACTTGCTGGTTTTCTTTTTTTAGTAACTGCTGTAACTGCTTTAACTCCAGTTCGAACGGCAGCTTTTGCTCCCTTTACCGCTGCTTTGGCTTTCTTTGGCCCAGGGATTGGGAGGGCTAATTGCACGCCAGTAGCTATAGCATTTCTTGCAACGCTAGTTGTTGCTAAACGCTTTGCTTGAGTCTTGGCAAGTTTTTTACCAGCTTTTGCTTTGCCAGACTTAAAGGGATCTTTAGGTGCTGCCATTATAGGAATGTCCTGTCTTTTTGTTCTAATAATTCGTCGATGTTAACCACCATACGTTTACTGCGTTCTGCCCTAGTAAGGAACGGATTGGAAAGATGCGTCTTGCCGTACTGTCCTCTGTTGAGTATCTCTCGCGCTTTGATCTCACAGAACCATAGGGCCATGACCATATCAGTCTTGCCCTTAGTTTCCGGGGTCCAAGTGATAAGCTGCTCGATAAGAGCCTTGATGTTCTCACTTTGGTCGCTCGGTAGATGTATTAAGTTATCTCGATGATGCTTTCCGTCGGCCTGTCTTGTACCAAACAAGGAGGCCATAGAGGCTACACCGAACCCGACATCCCACTTGTTATTACCGGTGTGGTGCTCACGCAGGTGTGTACCCCGGCTAGCAAGGAAGTGGCGGATGTTCTCATCTTGTGTGAGAAACTGCTGGAAGGCGTTGCGTTCGATAACCCATTCTACAGGTCGGTATAGCTCGGTCCATCCAGAGATTAAATCGCGGATTTGTTGTGGTGATGGTTTAGTAACCTTCACAGCATCCAGTACGTACCGCTTGTGCGTACCTGGGTGTACGGCGTATGCTACCGCCGCTGTATCCCCGACGATAGCGGGGTCAAGTCCACAGACGATAATGAACCCATTAAGGTCTGTTGGGTGGCCCGGGGCGTGGGGAACAAATCGGCCGTACTTACGCATGCCGTCAATCGACCCACGCACACAGACAGGATCGAAGATAGCGTCTTCAGATATATCCTGCTGCTGGTAGATAAGCGCCCAGGTGGATGTGTCCATCTGTTGGCGCTCATTGTAAAGATTTCTACCTGACCAACGTGGCCACAACTTTGTTTCGGGGTTTTGCTCCGATTCAGGTTGCCCGTCAAACGGTTGGTCTGACTCCGGCCACAACGTTACCCACTTGTCTGGGTCTTCGTTTGTTTCTAGTAAAGCTGGCATTGCTAGGTAGGTCCAAGGGCTGATACCCCCCGGATACCTATCGGAGTTTCGCAACTCCCTATATAGGTCAACCGGGGCTACCCGGGTGCCTACAATAATTAACTTGCCCGTCGGGTTAAGACGGGAACGCACGTCCTGGTTAAGCCACTTAATCTGCCGTTCGAAGTCGTTGGCGTTAGATAGGGTAACTGCGTCGTCCACAATAATCATGTCCGCACGCTTACCGTAGATCTGGCCACCAATACCTACAGCTTCTAGGTTGGGGTCCTTCTCGGAAGACTCACGGAGTTCATTACCAAAGACCACACGGGTTGCTGTCCAGCTCGCACTCTTAGAGTTGAAGCCAACTCCTGCCGCGTAAGCAGCTTGGAGCTCTTCATACATAGGGTGGGTTAGACGCTGTTTGATAGCGTAGAGAAAGTCTGCCGCCAGGCGCTGGGTCTGGGAGACTATCAGAATTCTAAAGTTGGGGTTCTGGCAAATCAACCAGGTAGCGTAGTCAATGGTAATGGTCATCGACTTCGCGTGGTTCGGCGGAATGTTCAGCAAGATCCGGTTAGCTTGCCCCTGCTCGTATTTCATGGCGGGGTGTAACCACCTGGGCTCCCGGCCCTCTATCACATCAATCAGATTGCGCTGATGGGTAAAGGTCTTGCTATGTAGGTACTTCTCCCTAAAGGTAAAGAAGTCCATATCCTGAACTTCCTCGCCCGTAAAGACCTTATCCCGCAGACCCTGCCGGGTGCGGTCCACCTTGTCGGCAAATGCTTTGTCAGTTCTGCGGTAGTACTCGTAGGACTTCAGGGATTTGTTCGCCGTCTTACACGCCTGGTCTACCGTCATCCCGTCTGCTATACACTGGATGATAATACGCTTAGCTATGGTAGCAGAATTCTCTGCCATTATACTCCTGTCAGTTTGGGGTAGAATACACCCACCCCCTTGGGGTGTCAGTAAGCAGACTTTCCCCATATATATAATATATATATATTTATTATATTAGGAGTTCCGGAGT